ACGAGGCCGCATCCGTGTCCACAGCCGCCGATGGGTCGGCATTGAAGAAGTACAGCTTGCCCGCGGCCTTCTCTTTATCGGCGTCGATCACGGTGATCCGCTTGATCACGCCCTCCGAGGCATAGGCACTGGCTGCATTGGCGAAGGTCAAGAGTCCGCCGACACAATCCTCAGCGGTGTAAGCCGCAAGGCTCAAAACAGGAACGACAGAGATTACATTGAACAGTCCCATCAGAAAACCTCCTCGATCTCCAGGTTCACGTCCACGGCCCAGAATTCAGTCTCGCCCCAGGTGATCGGCCCGATTGCATAGCTCACCCCAGCGATGTAGCTCTGTGAGGTCGGTGCCCGGAGCGCCTTGAGGGCCAAGGCGTATTGGCGGATGTATTCGGCCATCTCTTCCGCGTACTGCGGCAGGCCAGTTCCTTGAGCGGTGGGCGCCCACAGACAAAGATCCCGGAGTGCCCATCGTAGGCTGCTTGTTGTGCCAATGGCGACGAAGTTTCCCTCCGACCTCGGGTTAGGCAAGAGCATCCGGATCGGAACATCAGCAAGCCGCACTTGCAGCTTGATCTCGCCCAGGTTACGGACCTTGGTTGTGCCCACAACCATCTCACCGATGGCGGTGAAGATGTCCGCAATGGCGCTCATGCGATCCTCAGCTTGCAATAAGGCTGTAGCATGGCGAGGATATCGGCCGGTAGATTGTTGGGGGTGAGGTAGATCCCCTCGGGTGTGACCAGCGGCCTATCTCCGGTCGTGGTCTCCCGTAGGCCGTAGAACCACTTCGCCAGCCGCAAGTTGGCCTCGATGATCGTGCCCGGCGGCGAGACACTGTAGCCCCACTTCCCCACAATCAGGGTCGGATAAGTCCAACCTACCGTGTCGCTTTCATCGAGCATGACCCGGCTGTAGGGCGGCGTATTGTCGGGCAGGTAGACAACCGTCGGACTGCCCGTGATGCTGGTCGCCGCCTCGGCCAGCTCATGCGGGTGCAGATAGAGCATGCGCCCGGCAAAGGGCCCATCCTCTCCCCAGATCCGGCGGAAGGTCTTGGTACTGTCAGCTTCGATCTTGAAGACCCGATCCGTGACGCCATGAATCAACTCGGCAGCAGCAGCCAGCAAAGCGATCAGCACGTCGTCATCCTCTTCGCTGTCGAAGCCGGCGTAATGCCTGAGATCAGCCAGATCAGCGTACTGCATGACGATCCTCCGGCGGGGGAGAAGGGAAGCCCTCTCCCCCGCCTAACTTCTACTCGTGTCCGTCAATCCCGCTCAGTGCGGTCGTTCGGAGTACAACACCGGCGAACCGGGCGGAGGGCAGGAATTGCACCTGACCCGCGCTCGCGCGCACGGTGTATGGATCGACGAAGATCGAGAGGCCGCGCCGGTCACACCAGGCAACGCTCTCACTCAAGTCAACGAAATCGATCAGCTTCAGGTCATCCTGAGTCGTGGTCAGGACACTTGTCCAGTTGGCGTTAGTGAACACCCGCTTGCCAAGGAACCGTTCGCCCGGCGTATCGCCCATCGCCAGATCGGACCAACCCAGGCCCCCATACGCTCGAGGCGTGGCGATCAGGATTCCGCGCAGATAGGCTAGGGTGGCATCGTTCATGATTACCACAGCCTGGTCGCGGTATTCCTGGACCAAAGCGTAGTACCACGTCAAAATCTCAGAGTCGAGAATCACCTTGGTCGTAGCGATCTCGACGCCATCAATGGCGGCGAGCAGGTCATAAAGCACCTTGTTCTCCGCCAGCGCCAAGGCTTTCCCGGCTTCGCTCGTGAGCCATTGCTGGAGCACCGGGATGTCTTCCAGCGATTCCTCAGACACGGTGACCAGTGAGCCTTTCTTCAAGAGCGTCACGGTCTTGGCGACGGTTGTCGGTGCGTTCTCAACGTAAGCGCCTTCCTCAGCAACCGTCGGGATGATCGCCATCGGTGTGGCAACCGGCACGGTGAAGGTCAGCTTGTCGGTCGTGAACGTGCGCATGCCCGACCGGCGGACCAGGGAGTACTTGCCTCGCTCTTCGCTGATCCCGGCATAGAGATCGTTCGGGACAAGCACACCGAGCTCGGCCGCTTCGCTTTCCTCAAGCCCTCGCTTGGCACTTGCGAACCGAAGCGGGAGGCCGCCGTCCGCCACGCGCCGCGCATCCTCGACCAGCGCCCGCATGTAGGCGTAGGTCTCTTGCTTGCCGGCGTCCTGACCCTTGGTCGGGTCATCCGTCACAACATTGAAGACGGCCCGGCGCTGCGCCGGGTCTTTCTTCAACTCTTCGAGGATCGAAGCACGCATCGCTGCGCGCTCCGTCTCGGCTGCAGCAACGGCCACGTTCTGGGCCACGAAAGCCGCAGAAATGCCGTCATTGATTGCCTTCAAAATCTCAGCGTCCATGGTAAACACTCCTGTCGCTCGGATTGGAGGTCGCTCCGCTTCGTCCTGGTCCTTATCCTCTTCGGCTTCGAACGCAGTCGGAAGGTCAAGACCGACCTGTGAAAAGAATGCCCTCATGGGCAAGACAATGGCATCATCGCTGACCGGCATGCGTCCCGGTCCCTTGTCGAAGATCGAAAGCTCCGCAATCGGCCAGACGCCCACGTGCCCAGGCCGGCCATCAGCCGGTCTTACGAGGTAGTTTACACTGCCGGTCGATGCACCAGCGTTCCCCTCCATCGCCGCCCGCCAGGTGCGCAGGCCCAGGGGATGCTGCGAGAGATCAGGCGTGACCATCCATACGCCACGCTCGTCGATCCGACTGACCTCCGAAGCACCCAGAGAAACAGGCTTCTCAATCGCCCGGCTTTGTGGCGAGTAGCCATGCAAGTAGAGAGTCGGCCGGCGGTCGCCCACATTGATCATGAAGTCAGTGCGGGCATCGAGGTACTGATGCAGACGGTCCAAGCGGTCAGGTCCACCGAATGGAGCCGCTAAGACCTCCAGCCGTTTGATCTCCCCGTCGAGCACTGCCCGGATTGCGCCCGTGTCTCTGAACCTGATCTTCATGCGTTCCACACTTTCTCGATGTACTGCCAGATGATCTCGATAGCCTCATCGAGCTTGTTGCGAGCCACGACAGAGAGCACCTTCCAGCCCCGCTCCCCATGGAAGCCCGCCTGTTCATCGCCCTGGACGAAGATCCCATAGCTGGCCTTATTGCCCACTTCCACCTGATCTACGCTGGCGCTGATATACCAGCTCTTGCTCATCTTCTCACTGGTCTCTCGCCCCCAGCCTGTGCGCGACCGAGGCCCATAGCCCCGCTGATACCAGCGACCAGTCGGGTTGAGCGGGCTGTTTGCTTCCGTGAGCAGCGGATAGGGCGCAGCCTCAGCCCGCACAATCTCGCCAATGGCCTGCATAGCCGGCTTCCGGTACTTACCATCGGCCAGGCCGTTCAAGGCCAGCATCAGACCGGGCATCCCCTCGATGGTAATGCTCTCGATCATGCTGGCCCCCGGATATCATAGGTCACGGTGCACTCACAGTTTGGGTGTAGGGGTGGAAAGTCATCATTGGGCCACTCACTTTCGGGCAGCTCATCCCGGTCGTCGCACTCATCAGGCTCTCGCGTGGTGCTGCCTTCGTTCACATGCCAGATCGCCACAGCGACAATGCCCACGTCCTTGAGCTCCTGAACGCCGAGCTGTTGCCCCTCCGAATAGGCCCGGGTAACTTCCGTCACCCCGATTGTCTCTGCCCGATTGGCTCCGAACGTAGGGGCCAGCTCGGCTACAAGATTTTCTCGCGTGAAACCCGGCAATGTCAATGCTTTTTGCAGAGCGTCCTCAATGACGTTCCGGCTGGTCTTGTTGATCCCCTTCACCAGCCCGAAGGTATAGCTGTCCGCCCAGAGCAAGATCGCTGCCTGAGCCTTAGCAATGGCTGTGTCCACGAGCTCGGTCCAGACATCCGTCTTGGCAAGCAGCATGAGCTCGCTCATCTTGCCGTCGGCGAGACTGCGCAGGACCGGCGTGAGCTCCCTGCGCATAATCTTATCTTGCTCTCGCCAGAAGAGTCGCCAGGCGTCCGTGTTACGAGGCGGCCAGGGCGGCAGATCCTCCGCGCGCGCGGGTAGGCCAAGCTCGGCAGAGACGGCCCGAAACTGCTCTGCCAAGAGCCGAGCGACAACCGCCGTCAGCCGTTTCTTGTCCTCAAGGTCCGTCATCGCATCCCATCGAATACGCCGAGCACATCGGCCGAAGTCTTGGCCCCAGCGAGCTGCGCCGAGATCGCTGCCCGAATAGTGGGCCGGACAAATCGGCTATCATCCGGCACGGCTGGCGAATTGCCGCTCCTGAGAGCCTTCAACGATCTCCGCCTCCATGCCCTAAGAGCATCTTGCTCCGGCGTGAGTGGCTTATCCTGTATCTCTGGGGCCGCCGTTTCCGGCCAGCCCATTTCCTGCCGGGCGAACTCAGGCGTGATCGCTCCAGCGTTGATCGCCGAAGCCAACCGCGACCACTTGGCCGTCGCATCCTCTTGGAGAATCTCCAGCTCATCCGTGGCAAATTCGAAGACGACACTCGGGTCAATTCGATCTACAAGGTCCTCGTTGATTACGTCCGCATAGTATTTAGCGCGCGGGATCACTGTGTCCTCAAGGAGAAATTTCCGCCCCTCGGCAGCATTGGCGAAGGTCGCTCCCTGAATATCAAGTAGTACCTTGGGGACACGCATCCCGACACAGATGTCATTGCGAGCCTGTTCCCGGATCTCGACCAGGGCTTGCTTGCCCAGGTCGCCGGAGAGGAGCTGCGCTTTCATCCCCTTATCAGCAAAACCCACCTTGTGAGCGTTGCGTGCCCCCTTGAACTTCGTGTTCCACCAGGCGATAATCTTGTTCATCTCCGCTTCAGGGACGGATTGCTCTGTGCTCAGGAGCAGCCCGGGCACAGCGTCATTCTTGAAGA